CTCAATAAGATGGTTAAAGCAAAGAAGGTTGCAAACGGAGAAAACAAAGAAGGATTAAAGGAAGGGTTTATGCCTGTTCCTTACAATGTTGACTTTGAATTATTCATTATGAGTAAAAACTCAGATGATGCATTGCAGATTCTAGAACAAATTTTACCATACTTCCAACCAGAGTACACAGTTACTTTGAGAGAAGTACCAGAATTAGATATTGTTAGAGATGTTCCTGTAACACTAAATAGTATCGGTTATGAAGATAGTTATGAAGGAGAATTTACAAGTCGTAGAGCAATTATCTACACATTAAGTTTCTCTGCAAAATATTATCTATATGGCCCTGTGACTTCACAGAATGTTATTCGTAGTGTACAAGTTGACCAGTATACAGATATGCCAGTTAACGCACCTAAGAGGGAACAGAGATATTCTGCAACACCTAAACCAGCAGATGTTTCTCCTGCTGATTGGGATACTGATGACGGAGATTTTGGGTTCAATGAGACTACAAGTTTCTATGAAGATGCAAAAACTTTCGACCCATCTAGTGGTACAGACGTATAAATAGTATAAAGAATTAGGAAAAAAATATGGCAAGTATTTTAAAAGTAAATGAACTACAACACACTGGTGGTACATCCGCTGCGACTATCAATTCAAGTGGGTTGGTTTTACCAAAAATTCCATGTTTTGAGGTTATTAAAAATTCATCTCAAGCTATGAGTGATGGCACTTGGACAAAGATTACTTTCAATGTTGAAAGTTACGATACCGCTGGACATTTTGATTTAACAAATAGTAAATTTCAACCAAACATTGCTGGTGTTTATCAGATAAACTTATGTTTGTATTTTGGTAGTGGTTCTAATAGAGCAGCACTTTCTACGCTTCGTAAAAATGGAAATCAAATTAGAAAAATGGCATATGTTTACCATACTGAGCAAAAATTAGATGACTACGGTATTTCTGGTTCTACAATGGTTCAGATGAATGGAAGTTCAGACTATATAGAAGCATGGGCACTGGGACTTGGTAGCGGCCCAACTGTTAATGGTGGTAGTGTTGGTGAAGAAACTATTATTAGTGGACATCTAGTAAGTGTATTATAAGGAATAAAAAATGGCAATTAGAAAAATCATATCAAGAAGTATCGGAGTAGATGTTATCGCTGCAGAAGATTTAGCAGATAACTCAATAACAACTGCTGAAATCACAAACGGTGCAGTAACAATGGCAAAACTTGCTTCGTCACTGGACTTTGCTGGTAAGACAGTCACTAACTTAGATGCTGGTGGCGGTTATTATGTAGGTGAAACAACTGCTGGTGCAACTTCTAATAAAGGACACATTTTCAGAGTTCACGAACAAGAATTAAATACAAGCGTAACAATCGCATCAACGGACAATGCTCTTGCAGCGGGCCCGTTGACAGTTGCAAACAATATCACTCTCACTGTTAGTGGTAATTTGACAATCGTATAGGGGATAGAGAATGGCATCAACATTAACAGTAGACAAAATTGTAGGGTCAGCAAGTGCAAGTATAGTACATGCTCCTGGCCATGTAATACAGGTGAAACAATCAGTCTTTACTGGTGTTCAGACAATAAGTAGTGCCTCTTTTACTGACATTACTAATTTGGCAGTAACAATAACTCCATCTGCAACAAATAGTAAATTTTTACTTTCTTTTAATTTAGCATATGCTGCAGTTAATAATTCTGCACCTATGTTTAGATTTTCTGGTGGAAACAGTGGTAACTTTATTGGTGATGCTGCTGGAAATAGAACTAGAGCCATGTTATACATGGCTGATGATTGGGGTAATAATTCAGCAACAACATTTGAACAAATCGCATTTATGGCATCTCATCAATATCTAGATACTCCAAGCACTGGCAGTGCAATCACTTATAAATTACAAGGTAGAGGTGATGCTAATGGTGGAATATACATTAACAGAACTCATGCTGATGTTGATGGTTCTGGTGAAGGTGGTAGAGGTGCAGCGAGTATAACAGTTATGGAGATTGCACAATGAGTACTTTAGCGGTTAACACACTAACAACATTAACAGGTAATACAGTTTCCCTTGCATCTGGTAAAACTTTAGATGCATCACAAGGACTAACTACACCAGCTGGACATATAGTTCAAGTTAAAACTGCACGAGGAAATCTGACAGGTGACGTATCTACAAGTGGAAATTCGTGGGCAGAAATACATTCATCATTAAGGGTCACTTTTACTCCTAAATATTCAGATAGTAAACTATACATGGAATATATTACTACTTCTTATGGTTGGTCTACTGGATATATCTATTTTGAAATTAGAGCAGACGGTGCATCACTTGACTCAAACAATGATACCAATAGAAATAAAAGTGGTGCTTCAACAGAAATGGCTGGATTATTTCCTTTAGAAGTAAATAGTTGGGGAACTACATCAAAGGTTATTTCCCCTTATTTTAAAGGCGACAATACTTTGGTATACGCAAATTGGGGTGGTTCAGCAGTGTTCAAGTACATGCGAGTAACAGAAATAGCTCAATAAAATGAATAAACAGGAGAAAAAATAATGGCAACAGTATCAGAGACACTAGACGCTCTTGGGGTCAAAGATTGGGTTCTTAGAGGAGAACCAAAAAATGCAGACGAGTTTGGATCGATGTTCCGTAAAATCACAGGTGAAACTGATGATGGAGCTGCAATCGAATCAGACAATGCTAAAGATTGGGGAGTTTCTTGGACACAAGTACAAACTAAACAGTCAGAACTAACTGCGGCAGAACCTCTTGCTGCTCTTAGGGAAGAAAGAAATCGTAGACTTGCTGAAACTGATTGGATGGGCAACAGTGATGTTACTATGAGTTCAGCTTGGAAAACCTACAGAAAAGCACTTCGTGATATCACAGAGGACTACAATTCTTTGGATGATGTTAAGTGGCCTACTAAACCGTAAGGTTATGAAATGTCAAACCAAACTGATATTTTAGATAATGTTTTAGGAGTAGCAGACCCAGTAGAGAATGCAATGCGAGTTGTTTCTCCACCTAAACCTGTACTTGTTCCCGAAACAAAAATGAATGAAGAAGATGTAGACAATGATTATAAATATCAGAGAGAAAATTTTTATAATCTGATTGAAAGAGGACAGGATGCAATTGATGGTATCTTAGACCTTGCAAGAGAATCAGAACACCCCAGAACCTATGAGGTTGCGGGGCAACTAATTAAGAATGTTGCAGAAGTGACAGAGAAACTTGGAGACTTACAAAGTAAGATGAAAAAACTCAAAGAAGTACCTAACTCTGCACCAAAGAATGTAACTAATGCATTGTTTGTAGGAAGTACAGCAGAACTACAGAAGATGTTAAAAGGAAAAGAATGATATGCCATTAACAAGATTTAAACTAAGTTCAATTGCAGATGGTGGTATCTCAACTGCAAAGTTGGCAGATAACGCAGTAACAATTGCAAAGACTAATAACTTATTTGTAAACACCGAAATTACTGGAACTGAAGCAGCGAGGCTGCCTGTTGGAACAACTGGACAACGTGCCAATGCTCAAGCAGGTGACCAGAGATTTAACTCCACTATATCCTTAATGGAATATTATGATGGAACTCAATGGAAATCTATTGATTCCCCACCAGTAATATCATCCTTATCCCCAGATAACTTCGACACTGCTGGAGATACTATTACAATTACTGGTTCTAATTTTCAATCTGGTGCAACCGTTAAGATTATTGCAGCAGACAACCAAGAATTAGCAGCATCAAGTGTAACATTTACAAACTCTTCAACAGTAAGATTTGATATTACATCGGCGATGGTTGCCGATGATAACGACCCTTATGATGTTGTGATAACTAATCCATCTGGACTTTCTGCAACTCTTCCAGATGCATTAGACTTTGCACCAGAACCAGCATGGACTGTTGCGGCAGGAACACTTGCAACAATTTATGACAGTGCTAGATCTGGTTATGGAAATATTACAACTGGTGCAACCTCAGCTGAATCTGATGCAACACTTTCATATGCAGTGACTACAGGTTCTTTACCTAGTGGATTATCTATCGCATCTAGTACAGGAATTATTTCTGGCACGTACAACGCAGTAGGTTCAGATACAACAACCACATTTACACTTACTGCAACTGCAACAGACGGTAGTGGCAAAACAACAACAAACACAAGACAATATTCTATAATTCAAAAAGCACCAGTAACTCAAGTATTCTCTTACACTGGTAGTGACCAAACATTTACTGTTCCAGCTGGTTTAACATCTGCTACAGTCAAATTGTGGGGTGCTGGTGGTGGTATCGGAGATGGTGTTAGTAATGCATCTCACGGTGCTGGTGGTGGTGGTTTTACTACAGGAACAATGACAATTCCAAGTGGCACATCATCTTATAAAATTATTGTTGGACAATCATACGGTAAGGTACAAAGATCAAGCTACGGTTATGGTGGTGCTGGTTACAGAACAGGTACTACTAATAATGGTGGTAACGGTGGTGGTTTTACTGGTATTTTAACTGGTTCAGCAGGATGGAACTATGACTCTACTAGTCAAGCGAGAGCAGTTGCAATCGCTGGTGGCGGTGGTGGTGCTGGTTACGATGGTTCTAACACTCTCGGTGGTGCTGGTGGTGGTGCTACAGGTGGCACAGGTACAGGCTCTGGTTCATATGTACCAGCAACTGGTGGTGGTCAAGGAGCCGGTGGTTCTGGAAGCTCTTCAAACGGTACATATTTAAGAGGTTCTACTACACCTAACTCAAATAACGGTGCTGGTGGTGGTGGTTACTTCGGTGGCGGTTCATCTAGTGGTGGCTCTTACGATCCAGGCGGTGGTGGTGGTTCTGGCTACGTTGGTGGAAGCAGTGGTGGACACAACTTTAGTGGAACAACTGCAAATGGTACTCAAGGAGCAAGAACTTCTGGTGCGAATAACCCAGGCGGAACTAGTGATGCTAATTGGGACAATACCTCTGGTAAAGGTGATCAACACGGCAGAGCAGTAATCATTTACTAAATTATAACCCCTTTTTACTAGAGGGGATTGAAGTTCTATAGGTTATATTATGTCTGAAAATCATTATCTGGGCAACCCCCTTCTAAAGAAATCTAACGTCCCTGTAAATTGGACGAAAGAAAATATACTTGAGTATCAGAAGTGTATGGAAGACCCCATATACTTCATTAAGAACTACATCAAGATTGTATCTTTAGATGAGGGTTTAGTACCCTTTAAACTCTATGATTTCCAAGAGAATATCGTAGAGACAATCCACAACGACAGATTCACTATATGTAAGATGCCTAGACAGTCTGGTAAATCCACGACTATGGTATCTTATATTCTACACTACGTTCTGTTTAATCCTAACATGAATGTTGCCATTCTAGCGAACAAAGCTGCGACTGCAAGGGACATTCTTGGCA